TTACACAAAATAATTTACAGGCTCCACCAGCTTTGTGTTACTGTCCTTATGTTTATTGATAAAAGCTTTTGCTTCTTTCAATAGCTCGGGTGCTTCCCATTTGCCACGCTTCACGTCAATGATATAAAGGTTATTGTCATAGCCAAGTCCTGCACATAAGAACACTGAAAAGTCATTATGCTCTTTAGTCTTCTGAGCCGTGTCGGCCCATATTGCACGCCATTTAAGAACAGGTAGCTCTAGATAACGTGGGAACCATTCAGCCTTAACCAGATCACCACCCAGCTTTTTAGGGTTTTGCATGTATTGGCTTGCAAATGTGTAGCGTGACACTGTGGCGCCGTCTTTATCTTCCCCGCCATTCTCCAGCTGCAGCAATGAAAGTAAAGATTCTTTTAATGGCCAATAGCTTTGACGGCCTTTCTCATCACGTTCAACATCACGTGGAATTTTGCGCTGTATGTGCTCTGGTAGCTTACTGATGTACTCATCATCAATAAGTGCGGGAATACTGATTTGTTCCCACTCACCAGGTACATTACCTGTCATCACAAAGTTAGTCGGATCTTCAACGTGCAAACGCTGCATGATCAGAATAATTGGCGTATCAGATTTAGCTTTACGCGAGTTGACCGTATTTANGATCTTACGGTTAGCTTTACGTCTAGCGGTCTGGCTAAATGCATCCTCAGGCTTTAATGGGTCATCNAGAATAATNGCACCGGTAAAGCCCTCATTNGCTAATGTACCAGCACGGCGACCCGTGACCTGCCCACCCATTGATGCAGAATAAACATGACCAGCATCGTAACCATCTACTGTTGTTTTCCAGCTAGACTTAGCATCCGTACTGGTAGAAATCTTTACTGGCCATAAACTCTGAAAGTCTTCTGACTTAACAATGTTCCTTGCTGTTGCAGATACATCCTCTACAAGTGATTGCGAGAAAGACAAATACANAAANCGCGAACGNGNATTACGNGCTATACCACGGGCAATAAGNTTTGTGAGTANTTCAGTNTTACCGCTTCCGGGTGGAACGTTAATAACTAGGTTTTTAACCTTGCCAGCTATAACCTCATCAATCTTGTCGGCAATATATTCATGATGCCAATTGACCGAAAACTTAAAACCCATGCGAGGCAAGAAAAATGCTCGTGTGAAAAATAAATGTTCTTTCTCACATTTNATCCGNTTAGCTTTGGTTTTAACAGGATCAATATTCGTTCTCGAGTTCATCTATCGCCTGCCTTACCTGCTCATCGGTAGCAGTCACATAGGTAATGTTTTCGCTTTGTAATGGACCGCCGCCAGCGCCTGTAATTTCAGTCTTATTCGTGTACTTGCCGCCTATGTCCTCAGCAGCTTGCTTAAGAATGCTTAAAGCTGCTACACGGTTTCTACTGTGCTTTTGATATTGGCTTTCATATCGCTGTAAACGCACCGCTAAGTTTGCAATTGGGATTGCCTCAGGCTTACCCAAAAACATTTCGCGAGTCTTTTCAAAATCTTTTCTTAATTCTTCACTCAGGTTCTCGCCTGCCCGTTTTGTCGGATCGTATTTCTCACACTGCTGTTTAGTAACTTTTATCCCGTATTCTTGGTTGACGAGTTCAGCAGTTTCTGTGGGTGTATTAAATACGGCAAGTGAGCGAACTATAAAGAGTTTTACCTCTTTTTTTAGAGCCGCCATATCCTCAATCCTGTCAACCTACGTCAACCTAAATAGCCAAAAAAAAGAGCCTCAAGGCTCAGGTAATTACGCAGTTTCCACAACATTTCGAAATATCTAAATCAGAAACAAACGGCGGGTTTTTAGCGACTTCAATAAGCCGCTTAACGTTTTCATTTGCACCCCAGCGTTTAACAACACCGATAAACTCTTCCACATCGTGACCAGCTAAATAGTGCTTTGGTAATCCAGTATGATCACTGTAAATAATCTCACCGTCCGAGTCTCGTTCTACACCAATGTGATAAAGCTCATGTTCAAGCAAAGCACAGAACTCGCTATCGTTTGCCTTTTCACAAAAGCTTGCATCGATTGTGATTAAGTAAACTGGAACGAATCCGAACCAGTCGCGCATTTGCTGCTCTTGTCGGGCTTTCTTCCAGCCGCCTTGTTGAAACATAACCTTTTCACATTGGCCAAGCACCATACGCTTAGCTCTGGTATAAGCAGAAGAAGCCCATGCAAAAGCCAAGAAACCCTCATTGTCATGAAGCATCTCAGCGATATGGTCGTGATCTGGATTATGTAAAGGTCCACCCAGCGTAAGAAAATTAGCAACTACCCATAGTTTTAAATCAGGTGCAGGTATTAAACGGAGTGCTTCCTCTTCTTCGGCCTGATCCATAAAATCAGTTGGAGGAAATGGTCTGATCTGATCCATTAAATATTTGCCTCTTTAAATTTTTAAGCCATTGGCTTGCGAAATGAGCTTGGATCTGTAATGGACCAGATTCATTAATCTTAAATCTTGGTGCTGCCTCTAACCGAACAACGGTATATCCCATTGATTCAGCAACATCGTAACGGTCCATACTCCACGCCTTTGTTGCCAGCTTGCCCTTTCGTCCACCTGACCAGGGACCGCCAGCAATTTCAACTAAAATACGATGTTCAATTAAATGAAAATCAAAACGCCAATGCTTTGTTGATTTAAACTGGAATTTCTTTTCGTATTTAATTTCCAGATTGTCTAAAGCTTCAGTAAAGTCTTCTTCTGCTTCTAAGTACTTTTGAGTTGCCTTAGGCAATGGTCTACTTTTGGGTTTTGTTTTAGGTTCTTTTTTTCTTGTAAGCCAGAAGTATTCTTTATCGTCCATATTTCACCCATAAAAAAAGCCACCGCATGGATGACTATTCTTTACACTTAGAGCTTATCAACTATGTTAATCAAAAAAATTAATAACTTATTATATTTTATAAATTTTCAATTGATAAAATATAATTTTTTAATATTTCCTCATCCTTAACTAAATTAGAATGCTTCAAATCTTCTATATATTTTGTAAATCTATCTTTTATTTTAGAATTAATTTCCGAGTCATTTAATAATTGAAGTTTAGTACTTAGATCAAATATAACTAGTGAAGTAGCATACAATGAAAATGCTAAACTATTATTACTGTTAAACAATTCTTTTAAGTATGAATTATTTTTCATGTATTTCCAAATATCTTCATCTGGATTATTTAGTCTTGTAGATTGTATGTATGCAAAAGCAATAACATATCCAATTTTAAATATATTCATCTCATTATCAGTAAACATCCTTTCAAATAATCTTGAATTAACGTCTGAATCTTGAATATTATTTAATATTTTCTTTTCATCATCCCCACCATCAATTAACTGTTTTATAAAACCATTATTTGATTCAATTTTATTTTTAGTCTCTGAAAAATGATCAAAAACTTCTGCCTTAAAATCAGTGATATCATTCTTTAGATTTTGAATATTTTCTAAGGCTTCAGCTTGTATTTGTAACTTATCTTTAATTTTTACCAGAGAATCAAGTTGAGTTGCAAAAGTTGCACTAGAATTTTTTTGTTGCTGTGATTCCACATAAGTATAGCCAATTGCAAGTACAGCCAAAATTATTGAAATTAAAGTTCCTGCAAAAGATACATATCCTAATGCACTACTATTTCCTGCAAATTGAAAAGAAACCCAAAAAATAAATGCCTCAATAATAAGCATGATTATAATAGAAAGTATCCACTCTCTAGTTGTAAATTTAGTTTTTTCGCTCACAATTTTTAACTCAAATATATAATTTATAAATTATATAAAAAAACTTTATCTGTTACACCTTTTATGATTCCCACCAACTGTTTTATATCTGTTTTCTACCGCAACAGTGCATAAAAGAAAACCTCCCGAAGGAGGCTTGTTCTAATCAATTTTTATTACTTTGTGAGATCCACCTATTAAACTTCCTACTTCTGCATTTCTTAAATATTCATGATGTTGAAACTCAACATTATTACCAGTTTCAGCATAAATCCACTTTGTTTTAACGGTTCTAGTGGTGTGGCCATCAATCCCTGTTGAGTAAGATGAATCATCAATCTCCTTGACAATTATTTCCTCACCATTAGTAATATCTTTTAAAGTAATAGTTTTCATATTTATCCCCTAATTATTGGAAATAAATTTATACCACATAAAAACAAAAAAGCTCACCTAATGATGAGCTTTAATACTAGTGCTTTACTTACACTTCGAACACTATAGCACGAATATGCCACACCCTGTATTTACAGTCAAGAAAATTGATTTTCAACTACAACTGTTTTTATAAACTTATCAAATTGAAAATGGGGATAACGAGATTTAATAAATGCTAAACCGCATTTAATGTCCTGTTGGATTTGCGACCCATAAGTATCATTACTCTTTGCGATGTCTCGTATAGACTCCCCCATTACATAATGCCACCAGATTGCCCCAATCCATTCATTAACAATCTCATCCTCGATAGTCTGAAGATCAAGTAGGAGTTTATGTATTGCCCGCGCTTCATTGTCATTTAACTCACAACAAGTACCCTTACGGCGAATACACAAGCGATCTTTTAAACTCTCATCCCCCATATACATAGCCATTAACTTTTCGCGTTGCTGTTGAGTGATGCGTTTAGTTGGCATCGTCTTAACTATTTTGACCATTGTTTCAGTATCGCCGTTAAGCCATGCCCCAAGCTGTCGGCACCATTCTTCAAAACTATATTTAGACCAATTGACCGCTTGTAAAATGTGTTGTTGCGCTGCCATATTCATAATCATCCCACCAATTGCTCAATTTGTTTAATCGCCACGCCTGCTTTCACTTGCTCTGTGCTGAACCGTAAAACTGTAAAACCCATCATTGCTGCGGAGTTGTATTTCTCCATATCTCCTAGATAACCTTTGCCCCTCGTATGGCGACCTCCGCTCCAGATCCCGCCTTCTACCTCAATCAAAATCTTTTTACCCGTTATTAAAAAATCTGCTCTCCATTTACGATCAGGATGGAACTTATATTCCTGTTCAAAACCAATCTTGCATGCTCTTAAATGCGTTGCCAGAACCATTTCACCCACACTTGGTTGTCTGGCAATTTGCTTTGCTGAACGCCGCTTTTTATTTTTCTTAATAGGAAATAACTTACGGTATTCAGCAATGCTGACTGATGACATCAAGCACCACCTTTCAGCAAATTTTTCAACTGATTAGCAAAGCAGTTATAAACACGTGATTTATCCTGATCACCTAAAAGGCTTGAAGCATGAGCATCGTGTTTATACTTCTGAGCCAGTTTTTCAATTGACTCACTTAGTTCAACCAGAGTGCTTTGCTTTTTACCGCTGAGTGGTTCAATTGAGCGTGATACGTGGTCAGCCATTTCTTTTTCCATCTGATCGAAGTAACTTTGACGTGCTAAATCTCTCGACTTGTTTAGCTCTGGTGAAATAAGCTTTTCCATTTCACGGCGTTGCGCTTCAATCCATCTACTGTCCATTTTTTGCGCCCTCCGCATTAAACTTCTTCGCTTGGTCAAGTGCCTTTTCTAATTGAAGTAGCTCGTTGTAATCAGTATTAGATAGCCCACTCCGGTTATATCGGCCTCGTAATTTTTCGTAGCGAGCCTTTGCTGCGTCTATATCAAAAGTTTCTAATGGTTTATTCATGACTGGCCCTCTTTATAACTCTCAAAGAAAAACTTCACAGGCTCAGATTTGATTTCAATCAGCCCAAAACGTAGTAAATGACGAGCATGTGTGCTATCTCGTAACAACTGAACATCACGATAATGTGTGAGCATCCTCCGCCACCCTTCCAGCGGCATAGACGATTTGTTTGTATTGCAAGGAACACATGCAGGGTTCATGTTTTCTAAAGTGTCGTTTTGCGGTCTAGTCATTTCACCCGTAATTAACTTTCCACCACCCACATGAATTAAATCTCGCTTCACTGCTTCGATATGGTCTGCATGCCACTTATCGCCAAGCAACTCACCACAGTAAGCGCAATGTCCACCAAACTTTTGTTTTAGCTCAGCACGTTGCTGTTTAGTTAGTTTCATTGGTGAATTCCTTTCTTAATATGTTCTTTACGCGCCAACCACCACAAAACCACCGCACCGCAAAGTACTGCTGTTACACACGAAATGAGTAAGCCACAGCTTAAAATCTCGAATTTAGTCATGCTGATTTCTCCCAACTGACGTCTATCAGGCTTGGTCTAAACACCACAACACAGCAACCAAAAGGTGCATTCGTTTTAGAACCACCAAACTTTAGGCGTCCACGAATAAAATGAATTTCTCTTCCTAAGCAGTAATCTTGAAACCATCGGGCATCAGTTCTTACTGGAACGAGTGCAACTACCGTATGCCCTTTACTTGCTGTTTCCGCTGCCTTAGCAACCCAATCGATGATTTCTTTGCCGTAAGGTGGATTCATCCAGCATGTCCCAGTCCACTCTTGCTTTAGACCATCAATTTCAGGTGTAAAATAACGTTCACATTTAGCGTTTTCAGGCAGAGCACAAACGTCTAAATCAAAGTTAAATACTCGATCCAATTTTTCGAAAAAATCTTGCGGCGTAGCCCATACATCAGTTCGATCATCAGCTAATCCAAATAACTTATTTTTTGTCATGGAATTCATACATTCACCCCATCAATCAATCGCTGAATATTTCTAGGAATTGGCATACCCTCCCGACGGCACATCTCTGCGTATTCGTGTGGATTATCGAAAGGATCAGGGCCCAACTCTTTTATAAGCTCAGGCTCTTTTTCTTTTGCCTCAAGTTTTTGAACTGGTGCAGGTTTACGACCATTGATTTTTAATCTTTCCATCAATGATTTGAGATGCTTTTGAGCCTCGTCATTGCTCACAGGAACGTGTTTAGGTTCTTTGTGTTCTAGTTGTAGCGGTGGAGTGTAAAACTCTTGCTGACGGCCTTTTAACTGAGCTTTAGCAACCATCACGTTGTAGGTCCCGAAGAAATTATCTTGAGCTGCTCGCATTTGGCCGGCTTCGATCAAATACCTAACCTCGTCTAAGGCGTACTTAGTGATTTGGGTAATAACCACGGAACGGTCAGTTGTAAACTTACATGCGCGAGACCAAGCTTCTTCTGGAGACATCCAACTTTCACCGATACACCAGGTGCGAAACTCGGCAAATGACGGCATAAAGCGTCCACCTGCTGTAAGTAAACGACCAAGTGCGTTGTTAAATTGGTTTTGTTGAACGCCAACCAGTGTTTTAAGTGCGATTTGCTCAACCACTGACAGAGGAATTGCGCTTTCGCCTGTTGCTGGAAATTGCTTATTGAACTGAGCAGCGTAAACAGTGCGAAGAGAAGCGATTAATTGACGCACTTCGTTCAAGGTAATCTCATGCATGACCTACCTCCTCACTCACTAGAAACTTTTTTGAAGGGGTTACATCCACGATTTGAGACTGGTTTTGTTCTTCAAAAAGATTTGCGAAGTAACCCGGCTCTTGTGTTTTTTGCCCAACTGAAGTGATTTGCTCTTGCTTCTTGCGGTTAGCAGCAACTTGTTTCTCGTTGTTTTGAACCCAAGAGAACCACTTAACCAACCAGATGCTTGGTGTATTCAACGAGCTTGATTCGTTTGCAAAGTACCAGTCACCGAAATTTTGAATCATGGTTCTCAAGTCGATTTCAGGTACAGAAACAAATCTTTGTTGAGCAAGTGAGATGAAATCGTATTGAAACTCGCTGTATTCAGAAATGAATTCACGCATTGAGTAACGCTTGTGATCATCGATCTGATACTGAGCAAATTGGATTGGTGTAAATTGCGAATTTTCTTCACGCGCATTACTACTACTATCTATATATTGGTTATCGGTTAACGGTTTATGGTTAAGGTTTTTTTGGCTTTCACTTTCAGAACCCAAAATTAACCCACTGGGTTTTTGTGGGTTTTCAGAATTAACCGAGTCGCCTTCACTTTGGTTTTCTTTTGGTTTTTCCTTACGTGGACGCCCACCTTTCTTACCATTTTCACGATTTTTATCCCCTACTTTTTGATAAGCGGCGATTTCTGAATCACAACGTTTGTTGTGAAACCCGTCTTCCTCTTCCACAAAAAACTCTTGCAGCACAATTAATACTGCATCCCTTTCTTCTTGGGTATTTGCACGTAACCGACGAAAAACCGACTGGGTTTCTTTGGGTAATGGTTTTTCATTCAAATAATAAAAATCGAGAGCACGGCGATAAAAGCACTCTTCAACTGGGCTAAGGTGCGCTGTAGCAACCATAAAGTCGCTGATATGGTGGAGATATTTATACATCAGTGACTGCTCCTAATTTTACAAGACCGCGCATTTCCAACTGACGAATAATTCTTGGAGGAATAAATTCGTTGTTGATTTTGTAGCGAATACGAGACTTTTCTTTCACCTGAATTAGTTTGTGCCCATCCTCCATGAGACGGCGAACTGCTATAGCCTGCCCCCCCATATGGGTTAATTCTTCAAGTTGATAAAATCTTTCCTGAGCCTCAATTGCGGCATTCATAACTGAAAGTGGCATAGCTGCTAATTCTTTAGCCGAATAGATCTTTACTGGTTGTTCCAGTGGAATTACCACCTCTAGCGGTGTGGTGGAAACGGAAATATCCTGTTTTCTTCTTGCTGCATATCTCACTTTTCACCACCCTTTGGCTTAACATAGCCTCCAAAAGAATCAACCAAACACGCCTTGGTTAAGCTGGTTACAATCTGCTGTGCCAACCACTGCGTTATGCGAAATTGACGAGCCATGGCTTCTGAAAACTCAACCTTCGTAACCGCAGCATTATTTTCGTCATACCCCTTGTTGCGTAAATTTTGCTTTTTCACCTCAAATAGGTGGCCAAGTACTCGCAATGCAGGCTCATAGAAAGATTGGATTTCACTTTGCTGGCGAGAATCTTTGATTTGGTGTGTAAAGCTGTTCATGACACCTCCGCTAATGCTTGCTCAGCTTTTGTTAGGCGGCGTTTAGCGTTGAGCTCTGCTACTGTTGCTGTACGGATTTCTTTTGATGAAACCAGAATCAAATGATTCTCCGATTTGATAGTCCACAACCTAGTCAAAGTTTTATTTTTAACCTCAAATAAATCGTTTGATTTAAAACTTCGACACTCTTTAGTAAGTACTACAACGTCACCTATTAAAAAATCTGGTGAGTTGAGTTCGATTGGTTGTTCTGATAAATTGTTTTGTGTTCATTTGATCCACCTCATTTGAATGCCTAACCACTCCTGTTCCCGCAGGTAGTGGTTTTTTAATATCCAAGCTTTTCTTTTTGACCACTGATTTCGTCATGAAATAAGTCATCCACCGTTTCTATACGGTTCATCCAGCTTTTAGACATAACTAAAAGTGCAGCAACACGTTCCTTATCAATGCTTTGATAATCTTTAGGAACGACTTTTAAACCAAGTAAACTCAATAGCTCGCAAAACATTTCAATTTCATTCAAGCCATTGTTTTTCTTATCTGTTTTAAGTCGAGTTATAGTGCTTGGATCAACTTTTAATTGTTCAGCAATCTCTTTTTGATTGCTTATATCAAGACCATGCAATATGCGGGATACGCCATTTCTGGCGCTTGCAGATATATCAACTGATAATTTGCTCATGGTTAGGTCCTAAGCGGTTAATGATCCAAGGTTTTTGCTTTTTGTCGTCTGGGGACGAAGTTCAATCCAAATATCTTGATAGTTATCAGGGAAAAGCTCTTTTCGTGTTGTTAAGCCAAGATCTTCGGCAATAACTGCTAGCCTGATTTTTCTATCCAGGGGAATAGCTTTCCATCCACTAACTGATGACGGTGCAATCCCTAGAAGTCTTGCTACCGCTGTGACACCACCTAGCTTGTCAATAAGTTGTGCGTCATTCATAACGTGCTCCTAATTTTTCTTTAATTATTAGGCATTCCTTATATTAAATCAATAGGAATACCTAATTTTATTTATGTTAGGATTTCCTAACATTGTGAGGATAGTTGTATGAACACTCTTGCTGAACGACTTAGATATGCCATGGAAGTATTGCCACCTAAAAAGATCAAAGGTGTCGAACTTGCTCGTGCAGTAGGAGTCAAACCTCCTTCTGTGAGTGATTGGCTGTCTGGAAAATCCAAAACAATGGAAGGTGAAAATTTATTACGTGCTTCAAAATTTTTGAATGTTAATCCTTCTTGGCTTGCATCTGGCACAGGAGAGATTCAATCAAGCACGAAAGATAAATTTAAACAACTGGATATCGAAGCCTTCAAAAAGAAATACAACATTAGTGATAGTGATGAAGCTCTTTTATTTTCAACAATTATCGAAAAACCATTTATCCCGTCATCTAAGCGTTGGGTTCCTGTAAAGGCGTACTCTAAGATGGGAATGGATGGTTATTTTACTGACATGGGTTATGAAGGAAATGCTGGTGATGGATATGTTCCAACCCACTCAGCAGGACCAAGAGCCTATGGCATTAAAGGCACTGGCGACTCAATGTTTCCAGCAATTCGTAATGGTTGGTACGTTGTGTGCGACCCTGATGCAGATCTTGTGCCGAATGAGTTTGTTCAGGTGTGCTTGAAGGATGGAAGATGCACAATTAAAGAATTTGTCGGCATCAATGGTGGAGTTTTAAGTTTGCTTTCTGTGAATGGTGGTGAGCGATTTTTCTTTGAAATGGACGAGGTTGAAAGTATTACCGCTATTACAGATATCGTGCCGCCAAGTCAGCATAGACAAGAACATCCTTATTCGCATTAATCACAGGAAGACTTATGGACAATTCAAAACGACCAATCAACCAGATTATTGCTCGCATCAATGATGCTGCGAAACATGGTGAAGCTTTGGTGCTAACAGCCGAAGAAGTAAAGATTCTTTCTAAAGATATTGGCGACAAGGTCTTTATTCCTGTGCTTACTAATGAGCAGGTCGTGCAGTTGGTAAAAGAAGGAAAGCTTGGGCAAAAGATTAATATTTCTAAGGATTAATAAACGTGACCAGACACGATACTTTTAAACACGCAAATTGCTAAAGGGGGAAACAGAGATGGCAGTAAAAAGAGTTGAAGGTTCTTGGAAAAATTTCCCATATAGAAAAGATTTTGAAAACGGTGCATCAAATAATGGTGGCTTTAATTTGGTAGAAAATCCAGCGCAAATTGACTTGATAACTGAATTTGACAATCTTCCTAAAATCAAAAAAGCGGTATACCAATTAAATATACAAAATACCCCCTTCATGACAACTGGCTTTCTTTTTGATAGAGAAAATGAGAATGCAATTTATCATGGATATATCGAGTTTTGTTTTAGACCCAATATTAATTATTCATTAATCGACATTCATAAACTTGATGAAATGTTTGTATCCAACACCCTTGAGACTATTGGGAAACAGTTTGCTGATTTTTATCAAACGGAGTTTGTTTGGGAAATTCGTGAAGGAAGCGTTCAGCAATCTTCCCTAGTTCCAATTTATTGTGTTTTCTTTCGAGCTCGCAATCATGCTGAAGCTGAGTTGGAGTTACTCCCTCTTCTGAATTGGCTACAAAGTTCATTTCAACACCTCATGAATTAAAATTATTAAATTTTGACTTGGCACTACTATTTGCAACCCACCCAGTGTGGGTTTTCTTTTGTCTATTAAAGCACAAAAATTAGGTATTTCTAATTTTATTAGGAACACCTATTGACTTAATAATTAGGTTTACCTAATATTTATCTCACAGACAACAAAAAAGCACACCGCCCCTCCCCAGGTCCGATGTGCTTTGCAAACTGCGAGATCAATTATGAACGTAAAAGTTAACTCATTCAACTCATTCAACTCATTTGCATTTGTCAGCATGGCTGCTCTTGCAATCTCTGGTGGTTCTTTAGTTGCTTGCCAGCTACAACCAGCTTTCCAAACAAAAGAAGCTCCTACTCTCTTTACTCCAAAAACGCAGCCAAGTACTTACGGTGTGTTAACCGCGAAAATCACAGGTAAACATACAGGTGTTGCCGTCATCAAATTAGATAGCTTCCGTTTAAACGTTAGCTTTGATTTTGAAGCTCATTTAGACAGTTACGGCGTTCCGGGTTCTGAATTTACCGCTGTTGATATTACTCAACTCACAGTAAATGAAATCACTGATATTAACGGTAAGTCATATAACGATTTCACCGAATTTGAAGACATCCGAAACATCAATGGCCTTCTAAAAGGCTTCATCGAACGTAACAAGTTGGTGGAGGCTTAAAGATGACTAATTTCAAAAAACACCCTGACGGCTATATGTCATTTTTAGGCCGTGATGATAAAGGCCTCTACTCTGTCCGCATTGGCTGGCAAGTGTACGCATCTAATGCTAATGGCTCAGTTCTTTACAAGGTGAAGGACTCAGTTAAGACACCTTTGGACGTTGAAAAGTTCCAAACTGACTATCCAAAAGTTTGGAATGAACTTACACAAGAAATCGACTTCCAACGCAGAAAGCAGCTCGCAATAAAGCTACGTGAAACAAATATCCCTACTTATGACCGCAAAGCATATAAGCAAAAACGCGGCTTCACCGGCTCTAGATGAGGATAAGAAAAATGACAACTGAAAACTCAAAAGACAACTTACATATCTGGAATGCAGTTAAGCAAACGCCTACCAATTTTCTTAAAAAAATTGAGTTTGGTTATTTAAAAGGTAAATCAGATATTAACCCTCAATGGCGATTAATGGCTATGACTCAGGCCTTTGGTCCTGTTGGTCATGGCTGGACTTATAGACATGTACGTTTATGGTCTGAAACCGCGCCAGATGGAACCATTATGGCTTTTGCTGAAGTAGCAGTAAAAACCAAGATTGATGGTGTTTGGGGTGAGGAATTTTTCGGCAACGGCGGTTCAGCAATTGTTGAAGTTCAAAAAGGCAAATTAGTAGCGATTGATGAAGGTTATAAAAAGGCCGTTACTGATGCTCTTGGTGTAGCGTTTAAGGCTATTGGTGTGGCAGCTGATGTTTACCTCGGTAATTTTGATGGTAGTAAATATCTATACAACTATGACTATGCTTATCAAGAGCAAAATGCCTCTACCCCAGCAGGTCAAAATACAAATCAGAATAACCAGACAACCGCTCAGGGTGGTAACCAGAAGCCACCTCGTACTCAGGATCAACTATATCAAGATGCTTTGAAAGCAATTAAAGATGCTCCAGACACTAACATCTTAAATGCTGCAATTAAGAAGTTTAAAGGCACTACTTATGAGGCGGGTATCAATAGAGCTTGCCAAGCACGTGCTGATCAGATGGGTTGGGCCCCTAAAAACAATCCTCAGCAAGTTCAGCAACAACAGTCGTTACATCACTAAAAGGAGAGCTTTTCATGTCTAACTTACTAACTGCAGCTGAAGCATTTGCAGCTCTTCAAAAAGGTAAAACTGTACTTTGTCGTCCTATTGGAGACATGTTGGACTTTTCTGATTTAGATCAATTCCCCGCTTCTGTGTTTGGTAAACCAGGTTTTGAATTCTGCATCAAAATCGAAACTATTGAACTGGCTGGCATTACATTCACAAAGCCATTAACTATTGATGAGTATGAAGACGGTCAGGAAGTTTTTGTAATCAGTACATATTCACCTACGGTCTATGTTTTAGATTTCAAAACTAACTCATTAATTGATTCTATTAACAGTGGCTTCGTTCAACGTGATGCAGAAAACGCCAAGCTTCAATTAAAAGCACTATCTAAAGCGTTAGGTTTTGAAGTTAGTGACGATTTAAGTGTTATTCGCCTAGGTGAGGAACCAAAAAAACAGCGTGGTAAAAAATCAAAAGCTGAGACACCAGCTAAAGTAATACCTTCTGAAGTTTTTCCTACCAATAATAAGTCAACGATTGTTATTACAGAACAAACTAATGTCACAGCTTCCGAGGATCTATTAACTCCAGTATCTAATGAACTTGAATCAGATCCAGAATATCAGAAGACATTAGATACCCTTCTCCAGCGTGTTAAAGAGTCAAAAACACCAGCTGAGGTAAATGCTGTTTATCGATACACCCGTACATGGTCAGATAAACAAATGGAGCCTTTGCTCAAAGCTACTCACAAACGTTTGACTGAGCTTGCAGATGAAAAGCCTGTAGAGAGTGAACCACCTTCATTAATGGTCCAGATCCAAACTGCACCGGACCTTACTACGTTAGATGCTTTGGAAATAGATGTTGCCGCACGAGATCCACAGATTCAATCACGACTCATGGATTTTGTTAAGAAACGCCGCTTTGAGTTAGAAAATGCAGCATCAAACGAACCTGATTATTTACTGGAGGAACCTTTCTAATGTCAAAACAAACTACTCCAGAGTTTCTTTTCGAGCCAAAGCTGCTACCAATGCAGCTTTTCGAGAAGTTCATTGTGTTCAACGTAAATGCCGGGTATCGCGGGAAAGGCACACCGCACGGCGTGAACTTAATTAAAGGTAATAAAGGCACCCTTTCAGTAAGCAACGAAGGTGTGATGAACAAAGCAGCTCAAGAGCGATACAAACTAATGCTTTTGAAATATTTCAAAGAAGGTCGCTCTGCAATGGATGAGCTGGACCATGAAGTTAAACGTATTTATAGAATGGTGGCGTGAATGCTAAAAGATTTGAGAAATCTTTCTGAAAAAGAACAGCAAGAATATTTGGATCGTTTCATTATGGCTAATGAAGAGCAAAAATTCCCCCAAGAAGTTGTGGCTCTTTATTTAGATTGCTCACCATGGACATTAGCTAGAATGCGTTGTGATCAATCATCACTGCCTTTTTCGAAAATTGGAAGACGTGTTTCATATAAAAAGAAGGACGTTTTGAAGTATGAGCAAAGCAAGACTGTGCTTAATACAGCACAACTTGCAACAGTTTAAGGCGGTTAAACCGCCTTTATTTCTTTTAATCTTTCTGCCCAAACAGATTGGTAATTAAAGCAATCAATCTTGCCTTGATACACCGCTTCAATCATGTTCATTGAAGCTCTTAATTCCTCATCTGGAATTTGAACATATCCACCTGTGACATCAATTCTTGGTTTAGCCGTGTGATTAAGAAGTCTTTTTGTCACATAAATATTAAATCTTAAAAGGTTGCATATAGTGGCAAATGTACGACGGAAATCATGCATTGAAACGTAATAGTCAACTTCCTTACCCACTCTATTCAATAATGTATCTACCTTAGTTGCATGCATATTCCACGAAGTAGGCATTTTAGTAGCTGGGAAAACCCAATCGTTTTCTCTTAATAACCAACGTTCACGCAAAATACTGTGTAGATGATCACCAATAGGAAAAGTATGATCTGAACCATTTTTGGTATCTCTAAAAGTTAAGGTACCATTTTTAATATCTACATCAGACCACTTTAGACAACATGCCTCCTGTTTACGGCATCCCGTATACATGCACATCAATACGATATCCCGATGCGTGTTTGACCTAGCAGTATTTTCCAGATTTAACTCATCTTCATAATGAAGCACTGCATTGTAATATTTGTGAATGATGTCTTTATGGAGATGTCTATCCCTACTTGCTATTTTATTCCAACCTCTTGTTACGGAAATAATGTCAACTGGATTACTTTTAAGAATCGGGTTCTCATCTGTTGAATAAAGAACATGAATATACTTCCATAAGGTACCTAAAAGAGATACAGCACCATTTGCTGACGACTCACTTACTTCTGATACCTCAATAAATCGATCCAGTACTTCTTGCTTAGATATCTGGAAAAGCTTTTTGTTGCCCCACCCCAAATATAAATCAAAGTACTTACGGTACTGCCTAATTGTTTTTGGCCTAAAGTCATTTCTATCAATATAAATTTGAAGAGCTTCATTCACTGTAATATCTAAAGGATTAGCAACATTCTTTAATTTGATAGGCTTTTCATATTCATTGTTTGAAATTTTCGCCAGAATCATCTGAGCTTTTGCTCGAGCATTTGTTGCAGGAATATCGGTAGTTTTACCAATTGTCACTCGATAGAGTTCACCTTCATGCCTCCTTTCAACAATATAGGTTTTACTTTTATTAGTTACCCGAACAGCAAAACCGATCAGTTCTGCATCTCTATATATTTTTTGACCTTTTTCAGTTAATGGAATAGCATCAACAGTAGATTTGTTGAGTTTCAT